AGGTAACTGGAAGGTTAAATATGAAGCCGGCACGGTATTTGATCGGACTTGGTTTGAGATTCTCGATAAAATACCCGATGATTGGAGACTGATAGGAAAAGTGAGATTCTGGGATTTAGCGGCAACTGCTAAAGAAAATGCTGAAAACTATCATTGCTACACCAGTGGTACTCTTGTCTATAAATATCAAAGAATTAAGAATACACTGCCAGATTCAACTGAGAACAAGGAATTTGCCTATGTAATTGCTGATAATATCTGTGAGCAGAAAAAGGTCGGGGAAGTGGAGTTAATGCTCAAAAATACTGCCGAACTAGACGGGAGAACCGTAGCTGTGAGGTGGGAACAGGAAGGGGGATCGAGTGGTAAATTTGTTGAGAATACGATTACTAATGTTATTAGGGAAAATCACCCTAACCATGATGTTAAAGCTATCGCGCCTCAAGGGGATAAGCTCACTAGGGCTTTACCCGTGGCGACAGCAGCTAGTAGGGGACAAATCTTTATTTTGAGAGATGGAACATGGAACACTAGATTCTTAAATGCTTGTCAAGGTTTTGACGGCAGCAAAAAAACACCCCCGACTAATGACATTGTGGACAGCCTATCGGGAGCGTTTTATTCCCTTGAGAACGAGTTTCAAGGATATGAAGAGGTTATTAGTGCGATTATTGATACTGTTCCCCTCAATCGGTTTAGGGGCGGTTTTAGGGGTTAGCTAATTCTATAAATGCCCCTGTTATAAATCCTGGCTCTAAGGTATCAGATGCAATTCCAAGATAAGCGACCTGAATCCCTTCAGTTCCATGATTAAAGTCTATTTGGATTTGTTTACTGTACTGCCTTACAGATTGTACGTACCGAGCTGCACCTAAACAGTTTGTAGAAGCAATAAGATAAGAATAATTGGCAATAGTGTCATAAACTAGATAAAGGTTTAGTTCCTTAGGCATAGGTTTGGTTTATAAATCTTCGTTAATAGTGATTTGATTTGCTAGAGATTCTCGGTAAAGTCTTTCGCGATCTATCCAGAAACGAGCAGTAGGTACGCCTAAAGCTAGTCTCATTTTGTAAGCAATACGTTGAGTCGAAATATTAAATTGTTTTAAAATTGCCGTCGTATAATCATTTACTGTTTCAGTTTTTAGTAAAAGTTTTCTGGCAATTTCTTTGTTATCAAACCCACAAAGAAAATAAAAACAAACCTTTTTCTCTAGAAGAGATAATTGATACCAGCAAAGCCAAAAATGACGATGGCTTGGAGACATACATTCTTCAATTTCTTCTTCGATTGTTTCTTCGATTTCTTCCATATATTCTTCCATTGTTTTACTCCTGATTAATTGCAAAAATCGTGAACAAAATAATTAACAACCTTAATCGCTTCTTTGATTTTTGGGATAAAATCAACGTCTAAGCTAACAAAGATAAAAGGGTTTTCTGTTTTCCTTGTATTCTCTAGCTTGTGATAATAAGATATATCTAATAGTAAAATATCTCCTGATTTTACTATTAATCTTTGAGTATCTTTTCTGCGAATTAATAGGTTATCTATCCGCTCATCGATACTGCTAAAGTAATCTGTTCTCAGGAGTTTATCTAAAGTATTATTATTTACTGTAGATGTGTAAAGCTCATAATTGTCGCTTTGAACAACTAAAATAATTGAGTATTTTCTATCTTTATCAATGTCGTCAACGTGCCATTCTACTCCCAGAGTAGCCCATAAAGTATAAGAGTAATCGTACTCATCATAGAGAGGGTTTACATAATTATGTTTTTTAGGAAACTTATCAGTAAAACAAGGATTATTTGTTATCTTGTTTAGCTTTTCTAGATTGTGATACTTGCCTAATTTATGCAAAGGTTTCATTTTTTTTGTTTGGTTGGGGATTATTGACTGATAACTGATAACTGCTATTTAGTCAGGAATATCATACTCATTACCGTACCCAGTCCAAACTCGACCAATGCTCTGCTCATCAATCCATTCTTTTAGACCCGGTGATAATTCAAGTGTTGTAATGACTGAATATGATGCAATTGGATCATCAAAAATTACATAATATTGTTCAGTCTTTTCAATTTCTGAACAAGGTAATAAATTCTCGTAAGTATCTAAAACACATAGTATGTATTTCGTACTGACAGTAATAGCAATTCTGCTGCCTAACCTCACAGAAAAACCTTCGATGCGAATACCTTTCATTTTTTTACTCCTAAATAATTGTTATTTGACAACTGATAACTGACAACTGATAACTAATATATTAAAACTCTTGCCATGTCATCGGATCAGACATTGGCTCGTTATATCGTCTAAGGTCTGATGGTTCGGTATCTTCATAGATAAAGTCGTCTGTAGGCTCGTTACTGGGAGTCTCGTAGTAGCGTCCGCCGCAATCCACAAAGCCTATCGTAGGGGAAATAACAAAAGATTTTTTAACGGGTTGAAATTCGATCTCAGGTAGTTCACAGTTGGGGAGTTTACCATCAGGGCTAAAACCACGGCTTAGCTTGCCATTAAAGGTATCGAAAAACCATTCACGCCCGGTCTTCTGGCAAGTGACTCGGAGGGTTGTTATTTGCCCCTCTCCCCACACTTCGAGGGCGACACGGTGCTTTTGACCTTTGGCAACCATAGTGAAATTGCCAGACATAATAGGGACTTTGACAGATACGCGATTGGATGCTAACATGACTTAGACCTGATAAGGGTTGACGGAAAGGCGATCACACTAATTTGCAGTTGGGAGTGGTCGTCTTTCTATATCTGTATATTACCGCGAAGTCAGTAATATTGTCAAGCATTATTCTAAAAAAAGTTATAATAAATTGTAGGGACACAAAACTAATACAATGGTACTAAAAAACAGAGTCAAAGAATTTACACAGTCTAGAGGCATCACAATCTATAAATTCATTCAGCAAACAGGCATCGCAATGTCCACGGGATACAAACTATCCCAAAATCCTGATCAGCTTCCTTCTATAGCAGTCTTACAGGTAATCTGTGATAGATACGAGATACAACCTAACGAGATTGTCTATCGGGTTGATTGAAAGTGTGATATGCTAGTAAAGCCGGGTGAGTGAAACGGATAGATCACGGAAGTCTCATAAACTTTCAATAACAGGTTCGACTCCTGTACCCGACACTAATTAAGCAAAATCCCAATCAAGAGAATTATCGAATCCTTGTATATCAGCAAGGGCTTTTTCTCCTGATTGGGTGAGCCGATAGTATCTTTTTCTAGCACCGCCTCTATCGCTAGATCGTTCGGTTCCCCATCGGGATTTAATAAGTTCTTTTTCCTCTAATTTCTGGAATACAGGGTAAAACAAGCCAATATCAAGGCTTTTCCCTTTAATATCGGCTATAGATTCAATCACTTGCAATCCTGACAATTCTTTATTGTAAAGAGTCCGCAAAACAAGAGTTTCTGTGTTTGTCATTGGTTTAAAGTTTTCTAATCGGTCTTTTTCTGGGTGATTGTCGATCTTGAATTAAATCTTGGTTTTCCTCAAGGAAAGACTCTAGCTGATCATCCGGGATTTCTCGGAACTCGCCAGTTTCCAGTAAAACAATAACCCTAGATTGCGGTGGTTTGACATTCGACTTGCAATTAGGGGGAATACCCGGTAATCGGTCAATTTTTGGTGAATACCCACCACATCGGTCAAATTTGTCAGACATATTTTAAATACGGTATAATATTGATACGCCCCCGCGTTAACGGGGGACTCATCACAATTACTACTACACAGTAAATCATGACTGATTCTAGTTTACAGCGTTTCGATCACGATGGTATTGAACTAATTATCAATACCGAGACTGGTGAGAGTTTTGCTACGGTGCGAGGATATGCCCGTATGTCCGGGAAAACACACACAACGATTTTACGTCGCTTAAAGGTGGTGACTCCCGAAGTTTTAAATCATGCTCAAATCCAGACAGCAGGCGGGTTACAAGGTGGTGCATTGATACCAGAAGATTTAATTTGCCAGTGGCTACCAAAAGATAACCCTGCTATGGCATCTCAGGTTCTCAAATTAGGCGTTCGCTTATTCCTTCACACAATAGCGGGTTTTCAGTCCAAAAGCGAGGCGATTGGGACTAACAAGCAACTCAAGAGCCAAATTGCTGAATTGACTGCCAAAATCGACAAATTGGATTATCGAGAAGTTGATTACATTGACGAAATCCTTGGCTTAAAAGACCGAATTAAAGAGCTTGAGAGCGAAAACTCTACTCTAGAGGAACAAATCGAGTTAATGGGTGGATATTAGGTGAAAAGCAGTTGTTTACTGCTAAGATAAAAGCGATAGCTGTTATATAAACCCCCGTAGGGACTACGGGGGTTTATATTGTCTAAATTTACTGCTAAAATAAAAGGCAATTGAAATTGATATCATAACTGGTACATAACTGATAAAACTAACCCCTGTAGTCCCTACGGGGGTTTTTATTGTCTAATGTTCGGAGCTTATTGTCTAATGTTCGGAGCTCAGTGGGTAATGTTTGGAGCTTGGCTAGTTTGTTGGGTTGTAAATAGATTGTAGATAGAGGTATTAACAATGGAATCCTTGATATATATAGGTTTCAGACTTTGTAGATACTGTTAACATTATCCCCGTGTCAGGATTTTTTGTGTTCTTATTGCTGACCTCAATTAATTAGAATGTTAGTTTGTAAATAGATTGTAGATAAGGGTATTTACAAAGATAAAAAGGATGAAAGTATTGATATATATAGCTTTCATCCTTTTTTTACCTCTTTGTTTATATTGTTAATGATTACCCCGTGTGTATTTTTTTACTTTACTGTTGAGACTGTTGTTTTCTTATTGTTGACCTTGTTTGTTTCTTCTATCTTTCCTTCCCCCTATAAAACATCAACGACATCTACAAAGTCTGAAACCTAGACAGCGTAAGGATTTTGATTGTAGATAAGCTTATCTACAATCAATTACAAAAAGAACAGATTAGCAGTGAATCACTTCTCACCTCTAAAATTCCCTGATTAGCCGAAAATACGGCATTTTATCAATAGAGTCGGTTTTGCGTTTAATCACTTTTATTGCTGACGTTGCTGTACATCTTTTACTCTATTTTCTTTTTTCCTCTATAAGGCATTGACAATATCTACAAAGTCTAAAACCTATATCCAGCAAGGGTTTCCATTGTCGATAGCCTTATTAACAATCTATCTACAAACTAACAATCGCTCTGTAGTATTTGTAATATATGTAATACGAATAGGCAAAAAAAATACCGCTCCCTCAAAGGGCGGTAGTCCATGTCAATCTTTAAAAAAATTCTCTCATAGTCTTGACAACTTTGTCAAGACAAAAAAATAACCGCGCTCCCGGGTGGGTATAAAAGAGCGCGGCGGTATAAATATGTTTTCCTTTTAAGTATATCTCAAAAAAAGAAAATTCAATATATAATACAATAAACAGTACAATCTCGTTAATGTCTCAAAAAGTCCTTACAGGTAATCTCTATTTAACAGGGCAGTCGTATCCTACGATTGCCAGTGAAACTGTTATTGAGATCAAACAGGGAACGACTTGGGATGAGGAGTTTTATGTTCAAGGAGATATTACGGCATGGAACATTAACTTCTACATTGCCAAACAATCAGGCGAGACTAGAATAGCTACTGGTCGGATCGAAGGGTTGCAGTTTGGAGATTTTACGGTAGAGGGAACTGAATATGAAAATTACACTTATTTTAAGCTAATTATCGATAGTAATATTACCGCTGAAATGGATATTACTCCAATTGCGATTAAAGACATTACACAGCCAAAAGCAGGAAGAGATTACTGGCAAGCTGATCTAGAAGCTTCTAAAACAATTGCTGGTAAATTGATAGTTCAACCTTTAGCTTTTGACCTAACTCCTGTAGTAGTGAGAGGACAAGTCTAATGGCGGTAATTATTCAGTCCTCTGGTGCGATAGCGGAAATAACAGGTAGTTCTCAAAAGATAATTCTTTCAGCTACTTTAGGGAATGCTGGATGGTCCCCTGTTCTTTCTTTGATTTCCGACGGTAATCGTCGGGTACTGCAAGTGTCTGACTGGGTAGGCGGTTCTGGTTCGCCACCAGCTATCGGAGGGTATATCGGGAGTAATGGTATAGTTCTATCGATTACCGATGCGATTAATATTCGTGGCGAA